GTCCCTGACTAGGGGGTGGCCCTATCCAGCCACCTGGAGGCGCGTTATCCTTGGGCATTTGGCTTCCTTTGACTTCTGGCAATAAGGGGTATATCATCGGCAATGCCAACGTTGGTAGGAGATTTAGCATGAAACCCGAAGAAGAAACTGTCGCGGAAGAAGAAGCTGCCGCGGAAGAGGTTGTCGCTGAGGATCAGCAGGAAGAAGCTGCCGAAGAGACTGTCGCTGACGCGGAGGAAGACTCGTTCGAAGCAGTCGGTGATGAAGACGTCACGGCTGAGGACCTCGGTGACTATGCCCCCGATGGTACTTTGCGTAATGCCGAAGGCAAGACTGCCTGGGCACCCCCGGGATCGCACAACGCCGCGATGGCGGGCGTTCAGCAGGACGCCGCTGGCCACGTCGACTCGGCTGGTTCGATCAACTCGGACAAGTCGGGCGTTCGCATCTAATACAACAGCCCCCCCGAGGAAGAGGTCGTCAGGTTTATCCCTGGCGGCCTTTTCTTTTATCTGTACCATAGAGGTGGTCCTCGTTTTGTCCATACGGGCTTGCGCTTGTCTTCAGGCCATCGAACCGATAGGTAGGTTCGATAGGCACGGCGAACAGGGAGATGAGTGAAATCAAGTCCAAGGCTTTTGTTTTTAGCACTATTGTAGAACTCCTGTTCTTCCAGTCGTCGGGGAACCATCGCAAGCTCTGGCCACTTAAAGGTTAGTCCTTCAAGCACTAGGTGACAGGAATGTTTCCTGCCATGCCTATAGATAATCTCATCGCCATATGTTCGACCGAGCTGATACAGCCAGCGCAGATGATAGACGTCTTCCTCAACCCACTTAGTAATCGGGTGATGCTGATGGCACGATCTGTGGGGTGTAACTTGGCTGCCTTCACGCTCATTGATAACCGTGCAGAGGATCTGGGCTGTTTCCAGTATCATCTCGTTCAGCCGTTTGTCATCCAACGCTTGCGCGCACGTATCCCAGTCGCGCGAGACCACAAAGATATTCATGACTTCGTTATCTCTTTAGGCATCACAGATGATACTTGGGTCGCAGGCATAAGAACGCTCCTATGTGGGAATTGCATTATCATAATTGAAAGTCGATGAGAGTTCAACCAGTCATGTCTCGATTTATCCGCACCTTCAAAGCTCGAAAGACCTACCTGGACGTTATCGCCTGTGGCGGGTCCGATACCCTGGCTGCGGAAGCGGCCGGTGGTAACCTAGGGATCTTCCGCCGTTGGCGTGAGACCGATGACGACTTCAAGGCTGATTATGAAGACGCCAAGGAAGCGGGCACTGACCTGCTTGAAGATGCGGTCTACAATCGAGCCCTCAGGACCTCCGACAGTCTCGCTATGTTTATGCTGAAGGCCCGTCGCCCTGACAAGTACGACCGTGGTAGTAAGCTCGAGCTAAGTGGAGGTATCAGTGTTGAAGGCGCGAAAAGCAAGCTGCTCAATAAGATTGCGAGGCTCCAGGCTGCTGGGGAGCTTTCCGGAGGCGGCGATCAGGCGCTCCCAGAAGAAAATGCGCTGGAAGAAAAGGGTACCAAATTCCTCCCGCCCCCCGATCCCGATGGTGCCCCTATCCGAGGACGAAAGCGTAGAGCATCGACTGAAGGAAGTCGACGGGCTCAAGCTTCGTAATCCCCACGCCAAAGAAATCGACGTATCAAAGCTGGAAAGCTTAACTGACGAAGAGGCTGATGAGCTTCTTCATACTTGGCGTTTCTGGGCTAGGCCCAATCAGCTAGAGCCCGAACGGGTATTGCCGAACGGTGAATTCTGGACAACTTGGCTTATTCTTGCCGGTCGCGGTTTCGGCAAGACCAGGTGTGGTTCGGAGACAGTTATTGATTGGGTAAAGACAGGGGCCTGCAAACGTATTGCACTAATCGCCCAAGACTCCGCAGATGCTCGTGACGTTATGGTCGAGGGAGACTCTGGGATTCTTGCGTGTAGTCCTCGAGACTTCATGCCCAAGTACGAGCCATCCAAAAGACGATTAACCTGGCCGAACGGGGCAGTTGCTACGCTATTCTCGGCGGAAGACTTTGACTCACTCCGTGGTCCACAGTTCGATGGTGCCTGGTGTGATGAGCTTTGCAAGTGGCGCTATGCACAAGAAGCATGGGATAATCTTCAGTTTGGTCTTCGTCTCGGCGAGAACCCTCGACAGATTGTGACGACTACACCTCGTCCAATGAAGCTATTGAAAGACATTATCCTTCGTTCTGACACTGCGATTACCAAGGGCTCCACGATGGAGAACCTTGAGAACCTCGCACCTCCATTCCGTAAAGCGGTGGTCGACAAGTACGCCGGTACTCGAATTGGTCGTCAAGAGCTTAACGCTGAGCTACTCGATGATGTCCCCGGCGCCCTGTGGAATAGAACGATGTTGGAAGACCACCGCATCAGACCAATCGACGCACTAACTCCGATCCGTCTTCCACACTTCGTTCGTGTTGTGGTTGCGGTCGATCCTCAAAAGGAGTTGGGCGAGACTGCAGCTGAGACGGGTATCATGGTCGTCGGGAAGACAGCTGAGGGTCATGGCTACCTGTTAGAAGACGTTTCGCTGAATGGCAGCCCGGAAGAATGGGGACGCGCCGCTGTTCAAGCTTATGATGATTGGGCGGCTGATGCGATTGTCTATGAAGCCAATCAAGGCGGCGAGATGGTTGCGGCGGTTCTACGTGCTGCTGCTCGGTCACTTAAAGAAGATAAGCAACGGGATGCGGACTTTGTTCCCCTGAAAGCTGTTCATGCTACTCGTGGCAAGTATGTTCGAGCAGAGCCCGTATCACAGCTTTATGAGCAAGGTAAGATACACCACGTCGGCTTCTTCCCCGAGCTGGAGGATCAGCTGTGCGAATACACCCCGGATGGTAGCATGGGGTATTCACCCGACCGCATGGACGCACTGGTCTGGGCTTGCACTGAGCTGATGGTGGGCAGCATCAGTAATGAAGGCTTGATGGATTACTACCGTCAAGAGTCACAAGCCATCTCGGATAGACTGTCGGGTAAAAAGGATCTGCTGCTGGGAGATGCCAGAGTTTCTCTTCAAGCTCCTGCGGGTATAAATACGGCATATGGGATCAGCGGTGAGAGGTACTTACTTGACGCTGATGGGTATTTCAACGTTAAGGAGGCTGACTTGAAAATCCTCGAGGATTACGGTTTTCGTAGGGTTTTTGCCCCCAAGAGTGAGGCATAACAATGGCTAACGACCGTGCTCAACGAGGTGGTGGCCGTGCAGTCGCTGTCCAGCCCACTGTGAGCGTTAATTACCAGGGCATAGGGACCAACGGTCAATGGTTTGGTCCTGGCGAGCCGATGAAGCCTCAGGCTCCCGAGTCTGTTCGCGGCCGGTCATTCGACTACCCCGTTGCCACCAACACTCTCTCGCAGAACCGTGCCACTAGCCTATTCGGCTTCGACATGCTTCGGCAGTTTGCTGATGGCTATGATCTGCTTCGTCTCATCATCGAGACCCGTAAAGACGCGATGGAGCGTTTGAGATGGGTGATCCAGCTGAGGGACACGAAAGAGAAGATCAGTCCGCAGAGGCGCAACCGTATCGATGCGGTCACCAAGTTCTTCCTGAAGCCCGATAAGGAGAACACTTGGAATACCTGGCTCAGGATGGTCTTGGAAGACCTGTTCGTCATTGACGCGCCCACGCTGTATAAGCGAAAGACCCGGGCCGGTGCGCTCTACTCACTTGACCAGATTGATGGCTCCACGATCCGCCGCGTGATAGATGAGTCGGGTCGGACTCCCGAGGATCCCAATGACGTTGCCTATCTTCAGTATCTCCATGGTATCCCGGCGGTAAACTATACTACGGGTGATCTTATCTATCGCCCTCGCAACAAGAGGGTCAATAAGATCTACGGGTACTCGCCCGTTGAGCAGATCATCATGACGGTGAACATTGCTCTACGCCGGCAGGTGTGGCAGCTGAACTTCTTTACTGAAGGCAACATGCCTTCGGCCCTGATTGGCGTTCCCGAGGATTGGACTCCCGACCAGATCCGCATATTCCAGGAGTGGTTTGACAACATCCTTGCGGGCAATACGGGTCAGCGTCGAAAGGCCCGCTTCGTTCCTAACGCTGTCGGCAAGACGTATATCCCCACACAAGAGTCCGAGCTATTCGGCAAAGCAGAGGAATGGCTTGCCCGAGTAACCTGCTTTGCTTTCAGCATCAGCCCTTCTCCCTTTATCAGCCAGGTGAACCGGTCCACCGCGGAGAGTGCACAGCGAGAGGCAGCCGCTACGGGCTTGGCGCCGATCCAGGCTTGGGTAAAGTCCCTTATCGATGACATTCTCGCCGAGGAGCTGGGATCATCAGACCTTGAGTTTGTATGGCGGGGCGATGATGAGCTGGACCCGGTCAAGCGGCAGCAGATCACCTCGGGCAATCTTCGAGATGGTCTTATCACCATCAATGAAGGTCGTATGGATCAAGGCCGTGAGCCCTATGACGATCCCGCTTTTGACAAGCCCATGTTTATGACCTCGAACGGTCTTGCTCCCCTCATCCTTACGTCGGACTCTCAGGGGGAGACTAAAGACCCCGCCGGATCAAAGCCTATTGATGGTGTTACTCCCGAGGCCAGCCCGAATGACTCACAGGATCAAGGCGGCAATAATGTCGAAAAGGCAATAGCTCAGTTCGTTGCTTTGGGTGATGAGGATGGGCTTGCTGAGTATCTTCGTAAGATAGGCGAGGAGCTTGTCTACGATGACTGATTTATTCTTAAGTCATTCATCACCTGTCTCTATAAGCGACTAGTATAGTATGAAGATCAACATTCCATCCATAACCCCAGTGCGTAAGTTAACCCGCGATAAAGGAGTAATACCATGAGTAAGACGAAGGCGCGGGTATTCGTCCCGCTGACGAAAGTGGACGAGGAGCTGCGCCTTGTCTATGGTACGATCACACAGGAAGTGCTGGATAAGTCTGGCGAGACCATGGACTATGATAAGTCCAAGGCTCACTTCCAGAAGTGGTCGGATGACATCCACACCGCGTCGGGGGGACTGTCGAAGGGCAACGTTCGCGTCATGCACGGCCTGAGTGTTGCCGGCAAGTTGACCGAACTTGACTTCAATGATGATAACAAG